TACTTTCACATTTAGATGACGCAAAACCACATACACCTGCTGGTTTGCAGAAAAAAGTATTACAGCGTAATCTGAAAAATGAAGAAGTTGAATCTCTTGAGGAAGAACATTTGGTTCACGTAAGTGACGGTAGTAAATACGGCAACGAACCTGATGCAAAAGATACAGAACATGTAATAGCTGGTATTAAGAAGCATAATGGTACATACGATGGTGCTTCCGACAAAGGTGCATACTTTAAGTTTAAATCTAAGAGTGATGCAGAAAGCTTTAAGAACCATGTAGATCGTTGTCCAAACAGATCATGTCATGCTGACTTACATGAAGATGTGAATGAAAATCATATTGCAATTGCGATGGGTAAAGAAATGGATGATGAAGGTAGTATGACACTAAATCAGTTAGACCAAATGCAACGTGGTATCGACATGGTACGTAACTATGTTGGTAAAGACATGAAGAAACAACTACCTTCTTGGGTACAATCAAAAATAACTTTGGCCACTGATTACATCGATACAGTTGGCAATTATTTAAGTACAACGAATGAAGAAAACTATGTTCTAACCAAAGAGTCTTTTGAAGATGAACATGGTATTAGTGATAAAAAGAAACAAAGTTCTAAATCAGCTCGTATAATAAAATCTATCTACAAAAAGAAGAATATGAAAGAGGACATATACGATCACGAGAAGGACGATAAGTCTATTGCCACTTATGGTAAAAAACCAAAGATGTCTAAGACTGAAGATAAGGCGGGTATGGGTGAGAATAAGCCTGAGGCCGCAGCAGTAATGTCTGGAGGGACAACATTAACTGGTCAAAAGAGAGATGTAGTAGAAATTGATCCAATGATGAGAAAGCGTCCAGGCCAACCGGATACTACTAAGAAGTAGAAATCAATTAAGATAAATAGTACCATAACCCGAGGTTAAAAGGAGATAAAAATGCCAATGTGGGGAAATAAAGATTTTGCGAATAACAAGCCACACTTCCCTGAATTAAGAGAAGTTGTGCCTGTTACATCGTTTCTAACCGCTAATGCAACTACAGCAGGTAATACAATTGTTGCAACATCCAATGCGAATTTTTCATTATTAGCAGCAGGAATGTATGTTTATTCAGACGGTTCAACACTTTCACGTTCAGCGAAAGATTTGTCTATCATAGATGCAAACGAAGCTTCTTTCTGGCGTTCAAATAACACCATCGTTTCTATTGATGCGGCCAATTCTATCATTAGAGTATTGAACAATGTATCTGGTACAGTAGCATCAGGTGCAAGAGTACATGTCGGTCAGAAATTAGCATATCATACAGGTACAACAGCAGTAAATGCTGCAAATGATACTATTCTAGTTACTGCATCACGTATGGCTAACACACAAGGCACAACAAATGCTGGTGGTTCTACTGTTGCAAATACTAGATTAGGTAATGTAAATGCTGGTTGGAACAGAATCACACGTAAGATTAACAATGATGGTACAATTCGTTTCCTAAAAGAAACACTTGTAGCACTTGCTGATCCTGTTGCTGCGAACGTTTCATCTGCAAACACATCTGCAAACGCCATTTACGGTGGTCTATAATATTTGGGAATACGACGGGTACTTGTGCCCGTCTTTTCTTTTATAAAGATTAATAATGGTCGATGATCTTAATGATGAAAACTTTTTGATATATGCAATGAAATGTTATGTTTCACCGCATTATATCATGTCCGAGTTTGACGGTGACCTTAAAAGAACCAAGTATCTTAAACGCTTGTTTCGCAGATATAAGGTCACCAAAGTTTTAAAAGAAAGACTAATATTAAACCACATTATTTTGTTGAATAATGTCTTTGGTATAGAAGCAACATCGAGAATATTATTCTTTAAAACCGATGAACGTGATTATGATATTTTGAAAACGTTTTTGGCTTATCTAAATATATTGCCAAATGAAGTTAGGGGAATTAGAGGTATGAATATTGATACGACTATAATTCCTTTAGAACCTAATGTTGCAACGATATTAAGAAAAATATGAAAACATTTAAACAATTTGTAAAAAGACCAGATAAAAAAGATACAGTTACGTTTGATATACCTTTACTGATTCGTGCATTGGAGTTGGCACGTGAAGATATCAAAACAGATATGGACTTACACAGAGTTGTGGAGAGATTGATTAATATCCGCAATAAAGGTGTTTTGACAATGGATGATTATAATTACATTGCTGGCATCAAAAAACGATATGTCAGAGAAGATGGCAGTATTTCTGTTGCAGGTCCAACAAACGTTACTGCTACTTCTGCTATGGCCGGTACAGGTGGCCAAGGTGGTGAACCAGGTGTTAATATGAAGAAGAAAAAAGGACCTGTTTTACTACAAGATATAGGAAAAAGAAAACCTCCTAAGATGTAAAGGAAAGTGACATGTGGATTTTGCATTTTTTACCTGACTGGATATTTCATGCATTAGTATTAATAGGATTGGCCGGTATTATTCTTGGCCAATTTTTTTCGTGGTTACCTTTCGTTGGTAAATACTTAATACCGTTTAGAATATTATCAGTTGTTATACTTGCGTTTGGCCTTTTCATGGAAGGTGCAAATTACAATAACAATGTATGGGAAGCAAGAGTCAAAGAACTAGAAGAAAAAGTCAAGATTTCAGAAGAAAAGAGTAAAGAAGCCAATATTAAGATTAAAACTAAAGTAGTTGAAAAGATTAAAACTGTTAAAGATGTACAGGTAATAATAAAAGATAGAATCGTAGAAAAAGAGAAAGTTATTGATGCAAAGTGTGAAGTGCCACCAGAAGCAATCAAGATACTAAACGATTCAGCAAAGTTACGTGCAACAGTTGAGGTAGAACCATTGAAGAAAGACTAAACAATGAAAAAATTATTAATTTGTTTATTACTAGCTGGATGTTCAACAACTGTTCCAGTTAAAAGAAATTTCCCTGAAGTTCCTCAGGTATTGAAAACACCATGTCCAGAGTTGAAAGAAGTTAAAGATGGAACAACTAGGTTAACAGAAGTGTTAATGGTGGTCACTGAGAACTACTCACAATATCATGAATGTAAGATCACCGTTGATGCATGGATTGAATGGTACGATCAACAGAAAAAGATATTCGAGGAAGTTAAATGAATTTAACACTATCACAACTGAAACAATTAATACCGACCAACCCACATGTTGAACATTGGCATAGGGCATTAGAACAGTTATTACCAGATTATGAAATCAATACACCAAGACGTATTGCTGCTTTCATTGCACAGTGCGCTCATGAATCTAATAACTTCACAGCAATACAAGAAAATTTAAATTATAAAGCAGCAAGTTTACGTGCATTATTTAAGAAGTATTTTCCTACAGACGAACTCGCTGCTGAATATGCAAGTAAACCAAATAAACAACAGGCTATTGCAAACCGCATCTATGCAAGTCGTATGGGTAATGGTGATGAGGCCTCAGGTGATGGATACAAGTATCGTGGTCGGGGTTTAATACAGTTGACCGGCAAATCAAATTATCAAAACTTTGCTGATTCTATAGAGGTAACTCCAGAAGAAGCAGCAGAGTATATGGCAACATTTGAGGGTGCAGCACAATCTGCTTGTTGGTTTTGGGAAACAAATAACTTAAATAAGTGGGCTGATGTTGGTGATATCGAGAAGATGACCAAAGTTATCAATGGTGGTACAATTGGTCTAGAAGATCGTAAGAAACATTATCAACACGCACTTCATGTATTAGGAGTATAAGATGGCAGAAAAGAAAGTAGAAAAAAAAGAAGAAGATTGGATGACAAAGAAATGGCGTCCTATGATGGCCATTATGTACATGATATGTTGTTTATGTGACTTTGCTTTATTCCCTATTATGTTTACAGTCGTACAGTTTTGGGAAACACAAGCAGCAAACGATGCATTTAGACAATGGGTGCCAATCACACTACAAGGTGGTGGATTGTTCCATGTTGCAATGGGTGCCGTTCTTGGTGTATCTGCATTTGGTAGAACACAAGAAAAGATTGCTGGTGCAAGTAATGCTTCAACAGCAGTTGAAACACCAACATTATCATCGGCACCTCTAGCATTTACACCATCGCCTGTACCTACACCAGCACCAGTTGTTGCATCGGCACCGACAGTTACAACAGGGTTTGGTGGCAAGTTAGCGCCACCACCTGCACCACAACCAGAAATCTAAGGAGACCTTTATGAGAACGATTCTTGCATTAGTCCTAGCTTCCGTCGCTTTTACGACATACGCAGCTCAGGAGAAAAAAGTTTGCCATGAAGTCATCAAAAAAGGAAAGAAAGTCCAAGAGTGCAAAACCATTAAAGTTCATAAGAAACTGGAAGGTACTGCAATCCCAGAAAAGAAAAAATAAAGAAACCGAAATGTCTGACGATAAAGATTGCATACAAGTCCAGATTGATGTTGGTGTGCTGAAACAACAAATCAGCACACTAACTATTCTTTGCGATAAGATGGATAAAGTAATAGAGAAGTTGGTAGATCAACACGACAAACACCTAGTAAAGGTTTATAGCACCATGGAAGATCGTAGAATAGAAACGGAAGGCGATATCAAAGAAATTCATGGTAGAATTGATACTGTGCTTGACAAACTACAAGATTCTGAGTTAAGATTGATGAGTGAATTAAAATCCCTGAGGCAAGAAATGCAAAATCATAATGCCAAAGAAAAAGAATCACTGGATAAACTTCTGCAATGGAAGTGGATGATTGCCGGTGGTGTTGTTGCCTTATCGTGGATAGTTTCACATATGGAATTTATTGCCACTATACTTGGCAAATAAAAAAATACTTCTTTACATACCAGTCATAATTTGTTATACTGTTATGACTTAAACTATTATATTATATCATGAGTGTTTATATTGATCGAAAATACCTATTAATGGTAGCACCAAGATTACAGAGGTTTGCACAGAAGAAAACAGACCTCTATAATTTCCGTTGTCCTATTTGTGGTGATTCTGAAAAGAACAAAACCAAGTCACGTGGTTACGTATATCGTAAGAAAAACGATTACTTTTATATGTGCCATAACTGTGGCCTTTCCACAACCTTTTATAATTTCTTAGATAAAGTGGATTCTCGCCTCATCAAAGAGTATGCTTTGGAAAGATATAAAGATGGAGAGACTGGTAATAATAACTACAAGAAACCCACTTTTGATGAATTCAAATCAAAACCTGTTTTCAAAAAGACAAAAATTAATTTGGATTCTATTGATTCTTTACCAGATGTCCATTATGCAAAAGAATATGTCAAGAGTCGTAAGATTCCAGTAGAACACCACAAAGAGTTATATTTTGCACCAGATTTTAAAAAGTTTGTAGAATCTCTTGAAATTGAAAAAGATGGATTGAAAGATGAAGATCCTAGATTGATTCTCCCATTTTACAATGAAAATAAGGAACTTGTGGCATTCCAAGGTAGATCACTTGGAGAATCAAAGATGCGGTACATCACTGTAAAACTGCATGAAGATGGCCACAAAGTCTTTGGAGTTGACAGGATCGACCCGGAGAAGATGATCTATGTGGTGGAAGGTCCTATTGACTCCCTGTTTCTAGAAAATGCGGTGGCCACTGCCGATTCAAACTTAGAATCAATCACCAAGATGTACGATAGGTCTAAAGTTACCTTGGTGTATGACAATGAACCACGCAATAAAGAATTGGTGAAAATTATTGATAAATCAATTGAAAATCATTTTAATGTCGTAATATGGCCGGAAATGATTGATTCTAAAGACATTAATGAAATGGTACTGGATGGATTCTCACCAGATGAAATCCAAGACATTATAGATAAACATACATTTGTAAATTTGAGAGCGAAAGCTGAATTTGTTAATTGGAAGAAAGTTTGAGGACATTATGAAGGTAGAATTAATTAGTTATTCTCAAGGTCCGTGGACCAAAGTTTTGGGTGTAGATGTACCAACCAAAACAAATTTGCTGGAACAAGTGGCCTATGCGGCTCGTGTTTCAAATCCAGCAAATCAAAATAATAACGAAACTGCTGAAAAGTTAGTTCGTTACTTAATCAAGAATCAACACTGGTCTCCTTTAGAAATGGTTTCCGTTTGTTTGGAAATCGAAACAACCAGAGATATTGCTAGGCAAATTCTCAGGCACCGTTCCTTTTCTTTTCAGGAGTTTAGTCAACGTTATGCAGAAGTAAATACTGAATTTGAATTACGAGAAGCAAGATTACAAGATAATAAAAATAGACAAAATAGTGTAGAAACAGATAATGAAAATATACACGATCAGTGGGCATATGCTCAAGCAGCAGTAGAAGAACAAGTGAAAAAGGCCTATGAGTGGGCTATTAATAATGGCATCGCAAAAGAACAAGCAAGAGCAGTATTACCTGAAGGTATGACAAAATCAAAAATGTACATGAATGGAACTCTGCGGTCATGGGTTCACTATATACAACTCAGGTCGGCAAATGGTACACAAAAGGAACATCGTGAAGTGGCTTTAGCATGTGTAGATGCAATTGAACCAATCTTCCCGATGATTAGAGAATTCATTACAGAATAATAAAAAGGCAACTATGGAATACTTAGGCATTAATATAGATTTAGAGAGAGATAAATTATTCGATGAACTCGGAATCAAAAGACTTAAAGAATCATATATGCGAGAAGATGAAGAATCTCCTCAACAACGTTTCGCTTTTGTTTCTAGGTCTTTTGCTAGTAACGATGCTCACGCACAAAGACTTTACGATTATTCCAGTAAGCACTGGTTATCTTATTCTACTCCCATTCTCAGCTTTGGTAGGTCTAAGCGTGGGATGCCTATTTCTTGTTTTCTTAACTATATTGAAGATACTGCGGAGGGACTAGTTGATAACCTATCTGAAACTAATTGGCTTAGTATGCTTGGTGGTGGTGTCGGTATTGGCTTTGGTATTCGGTCTGCTGATGACAAGTCTACTGGTGTTATGCCGCACCTCAAAATTTATGATGCTTCGTCATTGGCTTATCGCCAAGGGAGAACACGTCGTGGAAGTTATGCTGCTTATCTCGACATTAGCCATCCTGATATTATTTCTTTCTTAGAAATGCGTAAACCAACAGGTGATCCTAATGTTCGTTGCCTGAATTTACATCACGGTATTAATATCACCGATGACTTCATGCAACTGATTGAGAACTGCATGGTTGATCCAGAAGCTAGTGATGATTGGAAGTTAGTTGATCCAAAATCTGGTGAAGTAAGAGAAGTTGTATCAGCAAGACATTTATGGCAACAAATACTAGAACTACGTATGCATACAGGTGAACCATACATTCATTTCATTGATACAAGTAATAGAATGTTGCCTGAATGGTTAAAAGAAAAAGGATTGAAAGTACATCAATCTAATTTATGTTCTGAAATTATATTGCCTACTAATGAAGAAAGGACGGCCGTGTGCTGCCTTTCATCTTTGAATTTGGAGACCTATGATGAATGGAAAAATGAAACTCTCTTTCTTAGAGATGTTGCTGAGATGCTTGATAATGTTTTGCAGTATTTTATCGATAATGCACCTGACACAATTGCCAGAGCAAAGTATTCTGCTGAGCGTGAACGTAGCATTGGGATTGGCGCTCTCGGCTTTCATGCTTACTTACAACGCAACGGCATTGCTTTCGAAGGTGTTATGGCAAAGGTCGCAAACAACCGTATCTTTAAACACATAAGAGAAGGACTTGATGATGCAAACCTCCAACTCGGAAAAGAAAGAGGCGAGGCTCCTGATGCTGTTGGTACTGGTAAAAGGTTCAGTCATGTCATGGCTATTGCTCCTAATGCTTCATCTTCCATTATCATGGGTAATACTAGTCCCAGTGTTGAACCTTATCGTGCTAATGCTTATAGACAAGACACTCTTTCGGGAGCTCATCTAAACAAGAATAAATGGTTAGAAGCTTTATTCAAATCTAAGAATATTGTTGAAGAAGAACTTGCTGATATATGGTCATCTATCATCGCCAATGATGGTTCAGTTCAACATTTAGATGTGCTTGATGAGAATGAGAAGGCCATCTTCAAGACATCAATGGAGATCGACCAACGATGGGTAATTGATTTGGCAGCAGATAGACAGAATTATATCGACCAAGCACAATCATTAAATTTATTCTTTAGACCTGATGCACATATCAAGTACATACATGCAATTCACTTCATGGCATGGAAGAAAGGTTTGAAAACATTATATTATTGTCGTTCAGAAAAGATTGGTAAAGCTGATAAAGTATCCAAGAAAATTGAACGTCAAGTGATTAAAGAATTGGATATGTTAGAGATTGCACAGGGTAACGATTGCATAGCGTGTGAGGGTTAAATGAAACGTAAGATAGCTCTCTTTTTACATCACCCAAGATGTTCTATACAATGTGGCAATGGTATAATTGAAGCGTTATCTGACGAGTACACATTTAAAATATTCACCAAACATCCAGTGGAAAAAGATTTCTTTGATGATGTTGATTTAGTTGCTTTTCCTGGTGGAGAAGGTGACTCAGAATCTTGGCATCATTTATTCAATAATAATGGAGAAAGAATTCTTAATTTTTTAAATAATGGTGGAAAATACTTAGGCATCTGTATGGGTGCTTATTGGGCAGGAAGTCACTACTTTAATATCTTAGAAGATGTTGATGCAGTACAATATATAATTAGACCAAATGCATGTACAAAAAGACCACATGCAAAGGCCATGCCAATAACATGGAAAGGCGAAGAACATAAAATGTTTTTCTTTGATGGTTGTGCCTTAGCTGGTGATGAAAGTAAATTTAAAACTATTGCAAGATATGCTAATGGTGATCCGATGGCCATTATACAAAATAACATTGGCATTATAGGTTGTCATCCTGAAAGCACACCTATTTGGTACACATATCACAGTTGGATGAAGAATCATTATCATGGTGGTGTACAACACAAACTATTGTTAGATTTTGTGAATGAGTTGATGGAGAAATAATATGGGAGAAATGTTACTATATGGATTTGTGAGTGCTTTCGGTTGGTGGGGTGCTAATCATTTTGTTATTGAACCAGTATTCGAAAAGCCTGCTGTCATAGAAAAAAAAATAGAGAAGAAAACGGATAAAAAAGAAACGGAGAAAAAAGTGAAAGTATTGAGATTTACTGCAACATGGTGTCAACCATGCAAGTCATTGGAAGCAATGTTAAACACAACAGAAACAAAAACAGTAATTAATAAAATAGATATTGATGAAGATACAGAAACACCAATCACATTTGGTGTAAGAAGTGTTCCAACTATGGTTAAATTGGATGAACATGATAATGTTATTGCCAGAATTACTGGAGTTCCCTCAAAAGAAAAACTAATGGAGTTCCTAAATGATTAAAAAAGCAGTCGATACTAATTTAACAGATGAACGAAATCATTTTAAGCCATTTAACTATCCATGGGCATATGATGCTTGGTTAAAACATGAACAATCACATTGGTTACATACTGAAGTTCCAATGTTAGAAGATGTTAAAGATTGGAAGAAAAAACTCACCGACAGTGAAAAGAATTTTTTAACTAATATATTCCGTTTCTTCACTCAAGGAGATATTGATGTTGCTGGTGGCTATGTTAATAATTATTTGCCTTACTTTCCTCAGCCGGAAGTAAGAATGATGTTATTAGGTTTTGCAGCAAGAGAAGCACTTCATGTAGCTGCTTACTCACACTTGATTGAAACTCTTGGTCTACCAGAAACAACTTATAATCAGTTTATGGAATATCAAGAGATGCGTGAGAAGCATGACTATGTGATGGACATTAGTTCTAAGAATGGTGATAAAGAATCAACAGCTGCACACATTGCTGTATTCTCGGCCTTTACTGAAGGTATGCAACTATTCAGTTCTTTTATCATGTTATTAAACTTCCCACGCATGGGTAAGATGAAGGGTATGGGTCAGATCGTTACTTGGTCTATCGTTGATGAAACACAACATGCAGAGTCAATGATTAAATTATTTCGTACCTACATAGAAGAAAACAAAGAGATATGGAACGATGAACTTAAAGGACGAATTTATACTATCGCTGAAAGAATGGTGGAACTTGAGGACAAATTTATTGATCTCTCCTTTTCTATGGGCGGTATTGACGGTCTCTCTAGCGAAGATGTTAAACGATATATCCGTTATATTGCCGACCGTAGGCTTATATCTCTTGGTCTTAAAGGTATATTTAAAGTAAAGAAAAATCCTCTGCCATGGGTAGAAGAAATGATTAACGCACCAACTCACACTAACTTCTTTGAGAATCGTGCTACTGACTATGCCAAGGGTGCATTGAGTGGTGATTGGGGTGATGTTTGGGCTCACTAAAGGATAAGAATGACAAATAAAATAATAAGTGGGGAATGTAGTAACTGCGAATCATCATATCATATTGAATTTGTGGAGGAACTAGTGTCAGAAGAATTACCTGAACATTGTCCATTTTGTGGAGAAATCATTGACGAATTAACCTATATAGAAGAAGATGAGGAAGATTTGGACGATGATGACAAATGGGACTAAACTGGACATATAATAATATTGAATTTACCGAGGACTTGATTGGTGATAATTACGGATTCGTTTATCAGATTACCAATCTAGCGAATAACAAAAAATACATAGGTAAGAAATTTTTTTATTCTACCAAAACCAAGCAAGTCAAAGGTAAAAAAAAGAAGTTAAAAGTACCAAGTGATTGGCAAACTTACTACGGAAGTAGTGACACATTACAGAAAGATGTGTTACAATACGGACCGGAGTGCTTTAAAAGGGAGATAATACACCTTTGCATATCAAAGGGAGAATGTGGTTATCTCGAAGCTAAAGAACAGTTTACCAACAGTGTACTAGAAAGTGATGATTATTATAATACGTGGATTATGGTACGTGTTAGGAAGTCACACATTAAGGATTATAATGCTAGAAATGTTTCATGATATAAAACAAGAAGAATTTGATTGTCTTACATTTTTTCCAGATTATGAACAAGATGCATTAAGAATTGAAGGCCAAAGATATAAAAACTTTGGTGAAAAGGTTGGTGGTAGTATAATGGGTGATGAATGGCACATTATACTATTTAAAGAAAGTGAAGAATCTTTTACCAACTTAGATAACTTTGATGCAATACTTGCTGACCCACTAGAATATATTTCACAACTAATACCACAAGGTTGGTATGGTATGGTTGCAAAAAAGACAACTACCTCTCCAGAATTTATAAAAAGAACGCTTGACATTATAAACAAAAGCGTGTAGAATATGGAAGTTCAACTTGTGAAAGTATATTATGATTCTAATTGATTTAAACCAAGTATTACTATCTGGCATTATGGCACAAATTGCCGGTCAAAAAGGAGTTAAAGTAGAAGAAGGCCTTGTTCGACACATGGTGTTGAATATTCTACGAACTCACCTCAAAAACTTCCGCAACGAATATGGTGAAGTTGTACTTTGTTCGGATAACCGCAAATATTGGCGTAAAGAATATTTTCCATTTTACAAAGCAGGTCGTAAAAAATCACGTGAAAAATCAGATTTAGATTGGCATTTAATTTTTGACATTCTTGCCAAAATGAAAGTTGAGTTGCGTGAATACTTTCCATATAAAGTAATTGATGTTGAAGGAGCTGAAGCGGATGATATTATTGGTACTCTTGTGCCTATACACATTATGCATGAAAACATTGTAATCATTTCAAGTGATGGCGACTTCTTACAATTACAACAATATAATGGCCATGGTAAATATACAGTTAAACAATATAATCCAGCACAAAAGAAATTCATTAAATCGGATAATCCATTAGCAGAATTAAATGAAAAGATTATTCGTGGTGATAAAGGTGATGGCATACCAAATATCTTTTCTCCATCGGATTGTTTTGTACGTGATCTAAGACAAAAACCTATTACTAAAGGTGTAATGGATAAACTGTTACGAGAGGATAAGGATAAATGGTCTAGTGAAGCTCAAACAGGTTTTTCACGCAATCAAACATTAATAGACTTGCGTAATATACCACTTGAGATAAAGTCGAAAATCATAAATATGTATGAAGAAACAAAACCGGCATCAAGAAGTAAGTTATTAAATTACTTTATTGAATATAAACTAAAGAACATGATGGACGTAATTGAGGAATTTTAATGAAAAATATATATGAAGTTTTTGATGAGTTTGAGGCAGTATCATCAAAATCAGACAAAATGAAAGTAATCGAAAAGAATCTTTCTAAAACATTGTATCAGGTATTACTATTAACTTTTCATCCAAATTTTCAATGGAAAGTAAATGAGATGCCTGATAATTATAAAATACCGGATGTTACAATAGCAGGTATGTCTTATTGTCAATTAGGCACAGAATTAAGAAAACTATATTTGTTCCAAGAAGGCCATCCATCTTCTGCAAATATAACTCCTAGAAAACAAAACGAATTGCTTATCCAATTATTAGAATCACTTGAACCCCGTGAAGCTGAGGTTATTATCGGAATATTCCGAAAAGACCAATGTGTAAAAGGGTTAGACTACAAATTTGTCAAAGAGGCCTTTCCAGACATGTTACCATGACCAAAAGAGAAAAGATAATTGTCACCTGTAGTGAATTCGATCCATTCACAGCCAAAGACCTAAAGTTCTTGCAGAAATGTAAATCCAAAGGAGATTGGCTTATTGTCGGTATTCATACAGACTGGTGGTTGAAATGGTGTCGTGGTGGTATGAATGACAGTTACAATGTCAGAAGGGAAATTGTAGGTAGTGTAAAGTTTGTTGATGAGATTCTAACCTTCAGTGATATGGACGGAACAGTTTGTCAATTATTGAAGATTGTGAAGATATGTTATCCTGATGCACAGATAACATATATCAGCAATACGGATATGCAAAATATGCCAGAGACCAAAATCAAAGGTATTAAATTCGAAACGATGGAATAGGAGAAGGTTGTGTCAAAAACTGTTGGTAAATTTCGTAAACAAAAGAATTATCAAGAAGATGAGTATTACGAAAAAGATTATTCTAAAGCCAAAAAACGTAGTAAAAATGAAAGAAATGAGTTAAAGAAAATGAAATATTATCAAAATGATGATGATTTCATTTCTGACAACTATGCCCGTAGATAGTGTTGTTTTTCTACAACATCTAGGCTTGACATTCTAGGTGGTTCCTGTATAATCTTAATTCTTGACTGGGAATTCATTATGATTATACATACACATTTCAAAAAATCTAAGCCAAAACTCAAGCCAAAAGCTGAACGTGAAGAATACCAAGCATGGTTGGATAAACACACATCCAATGTGAAGGTAAAGACTTCCAAGTTTAAACCTCTCAAAGGTTACCATCTGGCCATTCCTGACGACCGAAACCCACGGAAGTACGCATCCTTGGACAGCGGTGTCGGAAATGCAACAAAACCACAACCAAAACATTACACAGGCGACAAAATTGTTGGAATTGCAACAATGCACAAGTCAAATGCCGTGCCGGTTTTCAATTCCGAGCAGGCCGTAGAGATTTCATCGATGCGGAGATAACAAAAAATGAAGAAAAACGCAAAAAATCTCAAATTTATAGTAAATTTAGCTC